GGCGCAAGGTTCCATTCCTCCCAGACGCCAGCGATCGCGCGCCCCTGCTTTCCCCGGTTCATCACATACATCGCCCCGTTTTGCGAGGCGAAGCCGATACGGTTGCCGTCGAAGCCCGTGGCGATCGGCGTGGGGTCGGCGTCGTAGTAGAGCGCGGACGTCGGTGCGGTGAGGCCGGAATTGCAGCCGACGTAGTACGGGCTCGCCGAGCCGCCCATGTTCGCCGCTGAATGCGCGATGCCGGCTCCCGCGATCGTGAACTGGTTGACGTAGCCCTGGCGCGAGATCAGACGGCCGAGCGCGTCAGATCGCCAGTTCTGCGCAAGCAGGTAATCGGTTGAGGGAACCTTATCGACGGGAGGCAGGCAGGAAAAACCGCCACCGAGGATCTGGAGCTTCCTGCGTTCGTAACCCATCAGCGCCCACCGCCCCAGAGGCTTTTGATTACGGCGTCCATCAGCTTCAGCCGTTCCTGCAGGTGCGAGGCGACTTCCGGACGCGCCGAATCCGATTCCTTCGAAAGAGCGCCCGCCAGCATCCACGTCGAGAAGTAGCTTTCAAGAACGGGCGAAAGTGGCAGCGCCGAAGCGCCAGCGTTCACGTCCACCGGAGACTGTTCAATGACCTGCGCGAGCGTTGCGTTCGCCGTCGGATTTGGATAGAGGACGCACGATACCGCGTCCCCGGCATCGAGCGAAAGGCGCGTTGGCGCTCCCGTCTTCGTTCCCCAAATGGCGTCAAGCGCGAAAAGCTGGCCAGCACTCGAGAGCCTGAGCAACTGAATGGCGGCGCCCGCGTAAACGAGCCATGCGCCTTCGGTGAAGATATGACGAGCGGGCAACGCGTACGCAGGAGTGCCCGCGATGACGGCGATCGAGGCGTCGTACGTCAGAAACAGCGACGTCGTACGCGCGAGGAACTTCACGGCGTCGTCAGCGTACTGGTAAAGCTCTGCAAACGTGAGCCAGTTTGCGGCGATGAGGTCGGCCTGATCCTTGAAGCCGAGCCTGAACCATAGATCGGCATTGACCACATTCGTGACGTCGCAACCGGGGAGAGCCATCTACTTTCTCTTCGACTTTCCGACCAGTCGCGAGCGGTCGAAGCTGGAAAGCTCGAACGGCATCGAATCATAGCCCGCGCCCACGTTCCGGGCCCGGACGTAGTTGGCGTACTCCTGAGCTGCGCCGAGGAAGTGATCGAGCAGCGGCAGCGTGGCCGCGAATTCCGCCCCACCTTCCACCTGGCGAACCCGGTAGATCGCGAAATTCACGAGTTCCTGATGGTATTCGGGCGGGATCGCCGGCACGTCGGCGTCGAGGACGAGCAACGTGGGAGAACCCGCATACTGCACTTGCAGCGTTACGGGAGCAGCTGGCCGTTTGTAGAGCGCCACCAGATCCGCGCCAGCGGCAGCGTAGCGGATCGGCGCGCCGACCGAAGATGGCCAGGCGGTATCGAGAGCCCACAATTCGCTGAAGCGCGCGGGACGGACCTTTGCACCAGCCGCATCGGTGATGCGCAGAGGCGCAATGTAGTCCGCGATGACGGGCAAAAGGTGAAAGAACGTCGTATTCGCGGCGGCTACCCAGTTCGTCTGCCGTTCGAGGCAGAGCGTTAACAGGCAGAAGAGGCGCTGGCCCTCGTTGATGCCGGCAAGGATCTCGGACGCCGGATAGAACTGCGGACCGCCGACGCCGGCCGCTTCGTTCAGGCGAGACGAAACGAGCGCGGAAATGGCTCCGGTTGTCACTTAGTTTTGGTCCTTACGTTTCACGTGAAACACCTGTATTTATAGGGTTTCGGACGATGTTTCTCAACTCGGTCCACCGCGCCCTAAGCCCCACGAATTCCGGTAGCCCCTGGCCACGCGTGCGAGCCGATGGCGCGAGAATCTTTCGGCCATCAGAATCGGCGCTTTCTTTCGGCGTTGCGTGTGTTCGACCAGCAACAGCCGATCGAGCTCGCCCTTAAACTCCGCGTTGTAGCCGATCGCCTTCTGGTATTTCTCCTGATGCAGCGCCACGTCCGCGCGTGCGCCCGCCAAAAGGACGGCATCCGTTACGAACGGCAGCGGCGATCGGGACGTCGTACTCTGCGTACGCCTTCGGATCGCCAACGAGCGTTCGCGCCCCGGTGGCCATGTCGAGCTGGTCTTTCGTGAAATCAGGCATCGGCCTGCCGGTAATGGCATCGAGAACGGTGACGATTCCGCGGCAGTCGGCCGGAAGATCGTACACGTTGGTCATGAAGACATAGGGAGAAGCCGCGTAAACGGTGCCGTCGGCTTCGCTCCCGAGACCCTGGTATACGCGATCGAGCGTGAGTGAGACGGCGGAAACGTACGTAGCCGTGTAAAGCGCGGTATCACCAGGCCGGTAAAAGCGCCGTCCGGTAATGGCGACCGTCCAGCCGGTCGCGACGCCCGTGACGGCGTTCGAACCGACCGTGAACGTGACGGTGTCGACGCCGGCGACGGACTGGTAAGCCGCGGTCGTCTGGATCGTGGAGTGAGCTTTAAGGCCGATCCAGTCAGTTGCGGAAAGAACCGTCGTGTAGCGGGTGTTCAGCCAGCCGTCGAGGAGATCGAGCGAAACGTCGGGCGCTCCGGTTTGGAGGAGAAAGCGTAGCTGGCCCCACGTGGACATACAGGGCTATTCGACTTAAAGGATGCCGGATTGAGGGTAGTACAGGCAATTCACGCTAAGGCTGCTGCCGGTGCCAACAGCGAATACCGCGGTGGCGTTCGTCAGATACAATCCGGAATTTTGAACGGGTGGTGTAATTGCCGATGGGGTAGCGGCGTGAGTCGCAGTCCCCGCGGCCATCTGATTGGCGGAAAACGATGTCAGGAGTATCGGACTTACCGCGCTGCTGGCTTGTGGGCTGGCCTGCGAAGTGGCCCCGTAAGTGAGGAAGATGTTACCCCCGCCCGTAAAGGCCGCAGACCCAAAAACCGCATTGAAAATACACGAGATGGGGACCGTCGTCAGCCCCGCACCCTGCGCTGGGATGATCAGCACTGGCGTCGTATACATCGCATTGACCTGGGCGGCCGTCAACGTCACTGTAGGCGCGATCAGAATCCGCGAGACGATCGAGACGCACTTTCCGGCGACGAGCACGTGGCCCGACGGGCACGCGCCGAAAACGCTCGCAGCGAAAGCGATGAGAAGAAAGAGAAGTCGGTTCATGAAAGGTTTCACGGCAGCGTTACCGCGTCAACAGTGACCGTCGCGGCGTTTCCCGCGCCCATGATGATCTGGACCGCCCATTGAAGCGGTAGATCGATTCCAGCCGCGCCAAGCAGTGCACTGCCTGCAGCGACCGCTGGAGGCAACCACGCACCGGGATAGAAGTCCGCTACGTAGACGCCCGCCACGCTCAACGAATTCACGTCCGCGAAGCCGACGAGAAGAACAGGCGTTGTGCTGCCGGGAGGCACCGCGCAGAGAAAGAACGTATCCGTGCCGCCGCCCGCCGTAGCCGCAGCGACCGTGATGAAAAAGCGAATGCCCTTGCCCCACGTCGCCGTGTGGATCGCCGACGTCAGTGTCGCAGCCAGCGCGATCGCGGTGGCCGGAATGACGTTCCGCTGTTGAACCTTGTTCTGCATTTACGCCTGCGGAACGACGTAGTAGACAAAGACCTCGATCTTGCCTGCGGTCAGAGGTCCGGTGGCCACGAGGATGGAAATCTGGCCCGCCGCAGTCAGCTTGACCGGTACGGCGATTGTCGGAACGCCGTTCAGGATTGCGCCGATCGACAGTGTGGCTTTCGCCGTGGCCGCGAGAAGAGACGTCGACGTTGACCCCGCCGTGGTGCCAATCCCCACGGTTGCCGCGCCTGCGGCCAGCGGTGCCGTAATCACATTCACGGTTGCGCCGATGAGGATCGCGTTGATCGGGATCGTTGCGTTCAGTGCGGGCGTACAACTTGCGCCGCCATCGACCGCGAAATCGTAAACCGCATGGGCCACGCCCATCGCGCCGAGGCCTGGCGTCGAACCCGGTCCGGTCGTGATCTGGCCAGACTTGTTGACCGAAAACAGCACGACGCCCGCGGGCGTTACGATCTGGAACGCATCCACGGTTTGATTCGTGGGCACGCCGATCACGACCGGGACGTCCGTCCCCGATCCGGCGCCTTCGTGTCCTGCGCCGCCCGCCCCCTGGGGGACGACGTGCAGCAATTTGACCCGCGTGGGCTTGTTGGTAGTTCCGGCCATGAGTTTTCCCCTTACGAGCTGGGCACGCCGAACGTGCCGTAGAAACCGTTGAAACCGCACACTGCGCGAATCGAAGTCGATATCGTGGACGGTGTTGAACTGTTCTCGCCAGTACCAGCGCAATTCAGTGTCGGCCTGCTCCGCTTCGAGAAACCAGGCGTGCGGATCGGTCAGGTAGTCCCAGACCATCCAGCTATCGAGCGAAGGCATGCCCGAGCGGCGCCGGAACGCGTTGATCGTGCGATTGGCGGTGTCCGGCCGATCGTCACCACCGAGCAACTCGGCGCCGATGAATTCCAGTTCAGCCGGGAAAATCGCTTTCCGTGGTGGAATGCGCTGTTTCTTGCCACGGTGATCGGTGGCCGTGCGCATCGCGCTGAGCGCGAGCTGCATGGACGTCACATCGGGATCGGTCGCGTAGCTGAGTCGGTTCGACTGCGTGCCGCCGCCGATCAGCGGGTGCGCGGTCGAGAACAACGCAACGCCATCCGGTCCGTTCGCCGAAGTGAATCCGTTATTGAAGACGGAGGCCGCGGTGACTTCCTTCGTTTCCGATGCCGAGCGGCCGAGTTCGGTCGAGAGCTTTTTCACGACGCCGAAACGGTCATCGTCCATCGCCACCTTCGTAACGCGGAAGCCGAGGGAATACTGGCCGTGCAGATAAGTCTTGTTGAACCCGGGGAGCGCTTCGTCGTATCTCGTCGGCTCGCCTTCGGGCACGATCGCGAACTGGCCGAAGCCGGTTACTTCGGTCGTCTGCTCGATCGAGCGCGTCGACGTCTCCATACGGAAGACCTCGCTGAACTCTTCCGGAAAGCGGGCGTACTTCGTCATCACCACTTCGTCGATCGCGGGGAGCATCGACTGAAGGTACAGATCCGGAAAAATCGTGCGGATAAACATAGGGTTTTCTCTTTAACTTCCTCAAACCAAACCACTGAAAAGCGAAACCTTAGACCGAGGCGGTTGCCTGGCCGTTGGCGTGTTTGTTGATCGTGACTTCGACGATGGCGTTCGCGCCTTCGAGGTTCGGCGTAATCATCGCGATTCGCTGAATCTTCACGTCGAGCGACGACGTGCCGAGAATCGTGGACGAGTCAACCTGGTGGGCGGACTGCTTCGTCAGCGCGCTGCCAGCCGTTACGAGGACGTTGGCGTTCAGGCCTGCGTGCGACGCCGTGGTGATCGCTAGCGCGCCTGAACACTGCGCGATGTAG